TTCCCCCTTGGTCATTTAAGCATTTCAATGGCTTTGCGTAATTGCCTAAGTGATTTATGGGTATAGACCCCATCAGTAACATTAGATGAAGCATGGCCTAGCAATAGTCGCTTAGCATTGTAGTTAGCACCTACATCATCTAATCTAGTAGCAAATGAATGACGGCAATCATGGGGCGTGTGTTTAGCATTGATGGATTTCATGGCTAATTTAAAGGTATGAGACAGGGAAACATAATTCCGTTCCTTTATGATCCATTTATCAGATAAGCGAGATTCAATAAATGGCCATATACGATGATGAATAGGAATGATGCGGATGCCTGCTTTAGTTTTGCTAGAAGTTACTTTCAAATATCGTTGTTTGCGGTTGATGTCAGTGCTTTTAAGATTAATTAATTCACTAGCACGCATTCCAGTATATAAGAGTATCAAAGGCAATTCTGCATTGATACTCCATAAGCGGTTAATTTGATTGGTAGTAAATACCTTGCGTGGGCGTTTAGGGATATTGTGGCCAATGTTCAAATATTGACTATATGATTTTGAACACCAGTCATTAATAATTGCAAATGAATATAGTTGATTTAACAAAGAGCGAACTTTCTTACATGAGGAATAAGAGAGTCCGCTCTTTAGCATATCCGATATGATATTTTGCAACTCCATATATGTGATTTCGTTAATTGGGCGGTGAGATATAGATGATACATGATGATAAGCACATTCATATCCTTTCATGGTATGTGGTGAGACATCTAATGAATGTAACTCTAACCATGATTGATATACATCATCTAGTGTATGCACATGGCATAATGCCTCCTTAGCATCATTATAAGAAGAATAATAACCTACAACTTTATATGCTACATAGGGGCGTTCATGAGCCCCTTTTAATTTCTCAATTAATTTCATAGTAACCTCCAAGAAAGGACAACAATATGTATGTATTTGTATTAGACGAAAAGGGCATCCGCCAAACATCTTTTGTAGTTGGTATTCATGCCGATACATTAGAAGAAACAGAACAATTAGCGAAACAAACATATCCAACTGCTGTTATCGTAACAGGTGATAGTGAAATGCAGGAACAATTTACAAATGGTAAAGCCTATGTAAATGGTGAGTTTGTTGATGTTCCAGTAACGGAATATCAACCGACAAAGGCAGAACATATTGCACAAATTCGCAAATACTATGACGAACGATTTGCAACGTTAGACCAAGCGTTACTACGCAGACGGTTGGCTAATGTGCCATATGATGATTTACAAGCACAATTTAAGAAGCTCAATGCCGAAATGGTAACTAAGATCAAGGAGGTCAAATAATGGATAACTACGAAATCAAATCTGATGTACCAGTGATGCGCTTTTGTGAATACTGTTGGGCGACTTTGAACGAAGACGGTACATGTCCAACAGAAGGATGTGTGCACAATGATTTAATGGCTTTAGATGAAGAATCATAAGGGCATGGGGGGAGTGAATGGATATTCTTAATGATATTTTAATTATGCTCATAAGTGGGGTATCGCATGAACATTTAGTTAGTATGGGAGTAGTGATTATTCTAACCACTACCTTATTGTTTGTGGACACCATTCAGCGAATTGCTGCAGAAGTGTTGCGATATAACAAGGATAATCACAGGCCTAATAATCCTATTACATTACTAACAACGCTAACCTGGTATGGTTGGGGAAAAGGTCAGTATGTTGATGAAGCCACAGGCGAACGGCGTAGATATTTAATGAGTGAGCGCCTTAGAGGTGATTTATTAAAGAAACTATGCATACAATATCCGGCATGGATGATACTATCCATAGTATTTATTTCATTACCTGATATTCCTATTCCAAATACAGACCTATTCCTAGACCATATTTTTTCGTATGCGTTTATGTTGATACCATTTTTTGCTGAGTGCTGGTCTATCATTGAAAACTTACGAGAAATGGTGGAAGATGACTTAATTGACATCGGCAAGATATTCCAATATACGATTGAAATTATAAAGGCATGGAGGGGTAATGGATAAGTCAACTATCATTAACTCAATCAAAAAATCATATCAATCTGTAAGGGTGGCTAACTTCCACCCTACGGGTGTTCTTGCTACAAGGGTACTAGTACTAACAATGCTAGTACCTATTTTATTGGTAGTGGTTGAGTACATTATGGTGTTCATTCAAGGGTATGTATCTGATGATATGAATAAACTGATTAATGTAGGGATAAATATCATAGATCATATATTTATTCCGTCAGTATTAACTGCATTAGTTGGGTTCCTTGCATTATGGATTGATAAGGACGGAAACGGAATCCCTGACAAATTAGAAGAACAACCTAAATTACCACCATTACCAAACATGCCAGAAAGGAGTGATAAGAATGAAAAAAGGATTTGATATTTCAGCATGGCAAGAGAACGAAAACGGAACACCTTACTATGATGATTCACACATGCAGCAAGCAAAAGAAGAAGGTAATGAATTTGTAATCATAAAATTAGGTGAAAACTATAACGTTGATGAATTCTTTGAACAACACATCACCGCAGCATTAAGTGCAGGCCTTGAAGTGGGTGTCTATTATTTTAGTCATGCATACGATGAGGCAACAGCCGTGCAAGAGGCTGAATGGGTAATTAATACGCTCAATAGTTATGGATATACTGATTACCATTTGCAAGCTGGTATTTGGTATGACTACGAAGAACACCGCCAATTACGTAATATGATTAATGCAGGAGCATTAACAAGCCAAGGCATGACAAATTGCATTAGTCGGTTTGTAAATACTTTATGGAGTGCAGGGTTTCAAAATGTAGGTGTGTATAGTGGGTATTCCCTATTATGGGATGAAACATATGCATATAGCCAAATGCCAAGCGTTCCTGTATGGTGTGCACAATATGATTCACAATGTGATTATCCAAATATAAGAATATGGCAATATAGTGATTGCGGAATGGTAGCTGACAAAGAAGTTGATGTCAACTATATGTATGACTAGGGGGAAGTATGAATGACAAAATCAAAAACTTTATTCACGCTCATTACATCTCTATTCCTATTTGCATTGTCTTTTGTATCATTGCATGTATATGGTTCTACGCCGACAGGGCAAGTAACATTGACACCACAGGAATACGCAACGCTCAAAACGAACTTCGACACGTTAGAGAGTACAATCAACAATCAATTGAATACAATCAACGAGCTAGAGATGCAGTTGAAAGTAGCCAAACTCTCAACGAGCGAACAGAAGAACGAATTGATAGAAGCATTGAACTTAATACAAGAACAGAAAACGCAGTTGACAGAAGCACGGAACTTACTACAAAAGCAAGAACAGATGCTGAACGAGCAAAAGCTATCATTGGCCAAGGCCGAGATATACTTAGAGCAGCAGAAGAGCGAAATCAAAAAAGCGAAAATCCAACAACGAAACAGTAAATTATTAAATATCTTATTAGGTGGTGCAGTTGTTTATTTAGTAGCAAAAGATTGAGGTGATCCGTGCATCTCCATAGCGTGTAATGGTGGATACACGCAACTATCAACTATTAGTTGTCAGTTGAGTAGTAAAGTAATTGTTTATAACTGAATAGCATTAAAGGCCTATCAGCTTAGAATAACATCTAGGTTGATAGGCCTTTTTGTTTGTAAATGATATAATATAGGCAAGTAGTATTTTAAAAATTATGGGGGAGTATATGGATACTATATTAAATGACTACATCCAAGACTATTTGCATTCAGACAAATTCATAGAAATGTTAGAGTATTTTGTTGCGAAATATAATGAGAATGCAGATAGTATCAGAAAAAGCGGATTACATAAGAGTGCAGAATTTTTGGATGATGCTAAAGATAAATTATTAACGATTTTAGATAAAATAAAAGCTGGCGAAATGTTGGATAAATCTGATGCGGACATTATATTAAACAACATACATTTATCCGTTCCTAAAAAGAAATAATAGCATATAATATAAACAGCCTACCGACCTAGATATTATCTAAGTTAGTAGGCTGTTTTTATTTGTAAAAATTATAAAAAACTATTGCATATAACACGGAAACGTGTTATAATATAGACATAAGGAAGGAGGTGATGCCATTGAAGAAGTTAAGGAAGAAAATAAAAAAATGGCTACCCTTAGTAATAGCTATCATCCAACTAGCAACTGCGGTGATAACGGCGATTAATAAAGAGTAACCACCGGGGGTCGAAAG